GCGAAACCATCCAAGAAATGACCACCGATCAAATACAAAAATGCATAGATCTCCTAAAATCAAAGATTACCGGAGAAACAGAATGAACGACCTAATCAGAATACTAGACAGCCTCTGCAGAAAAAGCGGAGCACTACCAAAAGAGTACGAAGTATGGAAAAACGTATATAACACCGGATACAAACAAGCTTTACAAAAAGTACGAGACTATGTAAACAAGAAAGAACTAATCATTAACCAAATGGAGAAATAATATGTTAGATATAAACAATGTAAAAGATTTATTAAAAATTTTAAGCTGTTTAAAAGAATGTGAAGATAAAAAAGAAAGTTCAACATTTCTAATTATAGGAAAATCTTATTTCATAAGAACAGTTACAATGAATCATATTGGAAGATTAATAAATATTAATGATAAAGAACTTCTTCTTGAAGATGCATCTTGGATAGCAGATAGCGGAAGATTTCATAATGCATTAAAAGATGGTGAATTAGATGAAGTAGAACCATTCGTTTCAAATGTAATTATAAATAGAGATTGCATAATTGATATTACCGAATGGCTTCATAAAATTCCAAGGAGTCAAAAATGACAATATCAATTTTAAAATCTAACGAATTGAGCGGGAGCGGGAGCGGGAGCCGGAGCGGGATCTGGAGCCGGAGCTGGAGCTGGAGCGGGAGCTGGAGCGGGAGCTGGAGCCGTAGCGGGAGCGGGAGCTGGATACGGAGCTGGAGCGGGAGAGGGAGCGGGAGCGGTAGCCGTAGCGGGAGCCGGAGCTGGAGCTGGAGCTGAATAAAATGACAATATCAAATCAATATTAACTAAATAAGGAACAGAAAAATGACTAATTACTTTACAAGTTATGAACCAGTAACAGAAGAAGAAGCCTTAAACCTATTACCAGATGGCGAATACGAAGGCTGGATACGCGTAGTAGAAACAAAGAACGGCACAAAGCCACATACAAAAGATAAAACCTACGTAGTCCTAACTGTTGATGTATACGACGCTAACGGAAAGCCACGCACACAAACATGCTGGTGCGCTCTTCCGCATCTCCTGAGGCACGCCTGTGATTCTACGGGCCACTTAAGTGAATACGAGAACAAGACCCTCATTTTGTCAGACCATCTTTTAGGTCAAGCCCTAAATGTGGTAATAGGTACACAAGACGCAAAAGATGGATATAATGCAAAAAATTACATCAAAGATTTCAAACCATTAGGAAATAACAAAACAGTAGTTACACCTAATCTTAATGACGATATAACTTTTTAAGGAATGAATAATGAAATACGTAATAGTAAGAACATATAGCGCTGGTGTATTTGCAGGTTATTTAGAAAGTAGAACTGGACGTGAAGTTGTATTATTAAGTGCTAGAAGATTATGGAGATGGTCGGGAGCTGCTTCACTTTCACAACTAGCAATGGAAGGTACAAAAAATCCTGAAGATTGTAAATTTCCATGTGAAGTAATTCGCGTTGAACTATTAGAAGCAATCGAAATATTAGATGTTACATCAACAGCAGAACAATCAATAAAGAGTGTGCCAATATGGAAAGCATAATTAATTACGGTTACGGTTCCGGTTCCGGTTACGGTTCCGGTTCCGGTTCCGGTTCCGGTTCCGGTTCCGGTTCCGGTGACGGTTCCGGTGACGGTGACGGTTACGGTTCCGGTTACGGTTACGGTGACGGTTACGGTTCCGGTTACGGTGACGGTTCCGGTAACGGTAACGGTTCCGGTTACGGTAACGGTTCCGGTAACGGTTACGGTTAAACAGTTTATGGCTGACGATACTCTCATGCTAAAGCGTCGCACGCCTAGAGGGGAAAATAGGCCGCCAGTTTCACAGCCCAAGTCATGAGTGGGTAATAACCTTGACATGCGGTAGGGTATACTCTCCTTTTCAGCCCGTGACCGCAGTTTGCTACAAAAGAAATAAAACGGTACACTTAACTATCAATCACTTTGGAGAACGACAATGGCACATGCAAAGAAAGAACATAAACTCAGAGACATGAAAAAAGAAAAAATGCACAAAGAAAAAAAGAAGTCTGCCAAAATGAAAGAAGCCAAGAAACACAAAAAGAAAAAGGAATATTAAATGCCTCTGAAGAAAGGTCGATCAAAAAAGGTGATTGGCGAGAATATCGCTACAGAAATTCGAGCCGGAAAACCACAGAAACAAGCCGTAGCGATTGCCATGAGTAAAGCTGGTAAAGCACGTAACGTGAAAAAAAAGAAGTCCCGCAAATAGCGGGATTTTATCTTTATTATGCCCCTAAAGTATACATGTAAAGCCATTCCAAACCATTATTTTGGTTATCACCGGAATTTACACACAAAAATACCTTATTAGTTGTTGTATTTCTCCAGGTATTTGCATAGCTAATATAACCATTATCTGTATCTACATTAGTCGTTGGATCTGCATCTGATTCCCACCACCACGGGGATCCATAAAGAATTGGTGCTGCCATAATTTTCTCCTATGCTAAATATCTAATAAACATCCAATTGAGATATGGTGCTGTTCCACCGTCCATACCAACAGACTGAACAGAGCCATTTTGAATTTGACCAACGAAAGCAATCGTTTGACCAACCGTAACCAAAAAGTTAAATGATACACAAAATCCAAAATTATTCGCAGGCGTCTTTAAAGCAGTCATACCACATTCACTAGCTCGATATGTTGTTCCATTTATAGAAAAATGTGACAGATTATTATTTCCGCCGTTTATTATATTATTAAAATTAGCACCTACAGAAATAAGATAATTTCCTGTTACTGGTGGATGATATAAACCAGTACCAACATTATAATTAGAGGAATCACCAAAACCAACAGTGTCATAAAGAACAACATATTGTGTACCATTACCAGTAACGCCTGTTACTCCAGTATTTAGATATACAAACAAAACAGGTGTGCTTTGTGCACTAACAATATTAGTCATCTATGAAATCCTTCTTCCAGTAAAATTACTACTAGTGTTAAAAGCAACTGTCTTAGTAGATCCGCTACATTGGAATGATATATAAGCTGTATCATTAAGATTCATATTAACACCCATAACACTTCCTTGACCCATGCAAGTATTTGCCGGAGCTCTTATTGCACCTGGGTTAAATTCACAAAGAACATAGGTTTTACCGGTCGTTACCAAAGAACATACCATATTAGTTTGAGATGTTGTATTATTGGCATCCACAAAAGCACTAAAAAAGTAATTACCAGGAATTTTTGCTGTGAACACACCAGTTGAAGTATTATACCAAGCAGATATACCTTGAGTAAGTGTATTAAATACACACTGATATACTGTTCCATCTCCAGTTACATTGCTTGCAGATGAGTTGTTTGTTGCCACAAAATAAGGAACAGAATTAGTTTCAATCATGCTGGTCATTATAAAAATCCTTGTACATTTAAATAACTATTAGCACCCAATCCACAAACCTTTGTTGAGTTTGAAATCTGTACTGTAAAACTTGCCGTATCACCGCTAGTCATTTTTACAGAGCAATTTCCTTTCAATCCAAAAATATTAGAATTATTTCTACCTGTACCTGTGCTTAAAGTTTGTAATTGAAAAGTACCATAAGTAGCCACTAAATTAAGAACACATAATGTATGAGCAGAAGCTAAACCAGTCACTTCAAAAAGATAAGTAAAACTGTAATACATACTCTGTGGCGCTGTAAAAACACCCGTAGAAACATTATATCCGCTACCGGACCCTTGAGTGTCCAATATGATAGTATATGTGGTTCCATCTCCTGTTACGTTAGAAAGAGGCGTAGCCAAAGTCACATTGGTAAAAGGATAGGTATTTGTTTGAGCAATATTTGTCATATTATGCTATCACTATATTAGCGCCTAGCGCTGGATAAACAACCCAAATATTTGTTTGAGTATCAATAAATGTTATAGCGTCAGTAGCTGAACCTGCTGTAGAAGTTGCACTACCTCCAGCTGCTCCAAGTGAAGATCCAAATTGTATAGTGTCAGCGACATTTGCGTTTATCTTCCATCCGGATGTCGAAGCACTAGCTAGCCCAATAATTTCAATTGTTTTCCCACTACCTGTTGCCAACGGTAATGTGCCAACCATCTGTCCGCCAGAATAAGAAACAAAATATCTTGTCTGCAAACTTAATGATTGAGTTGATGTGGTGATAAAAGCCTTAGCGTTTATTCCAAGTGAGGATGCTACACTTACTAAGTTGTTGCTACTATCAGTAGCGACTCCCATAGAGGCTGATAATCCACTTAAATTTAAACCAGTAGTACTTAATATGTTAGTACTCGGATTAAATAATATTCCACTGCCTACGCTTAATGCCTGATTACTAGTAGTAGATAATGGTACAAGCGGTATGATAAATGAAGCATTTGTTGATGTTGCTGTAGTTGCTACATTGGTTGCATTCGTCGCAGTTGTAGAGGTAGTTGCATTTCCACTCAAAGATGCTGTAATAGTTCCTGCACTGAAATTACCACTAGAATCACGTGATACAATTGTTGATGCAGTATTTGATGATGTATAAGCCAGAGATATCAGGTTTTTTCCAGCGTCAGTAACAACAGCTTCAGATGCTGTTAAACTATTAATCTCAACTATACCTGTAACACCCATAAATAAACCAGTTGTGAAAGATGCTGTAGCACCACCTGTAACACTACTAGCATACTTTAAAAAGAATCCTGTAGGTGCTAGTTCAAAAGCAAGCGCAGATGGTCCACTAGTTACATATTTGTAGGTTGCTGCGGTAGCATCATAAGCAACGTTATATCCCATGAAAAATGATGATACTGACCCGCCATATTCGCCTATATTATTACCATGTGGTAATTGCAAATAATTCCCATCTGCAAGAACGGTGGGGAATTTTATTGCTGCATTGGTTCCAGTAAGAACAGAATTACCAAATAAGTTTATTCCAGAATCAACCACTACACCAGCAGTCCCAGAAAACTGCGGCATATCTCCACTTGTAATAGATCCACTATAAGTGACAGGTGACGGAATATTTGCTACAGTAGTATCTACACCCGAACAGTTTATATAATTGAATCCAACTGTTATTGTTCCAGCTGATTCAAATACCAAATAAACATAATCATTTGTATTTAAAGGAACTAATCCGCTAATTGTACAAGTGGTTGGACTTGTAGTGGTTCCTATAAAAAATGATTGCTGATATGATGTCGGTACTATTGGACCTCCATTCTCTTGAATAGTAATAGTCGCTAGCATACTTTGTGGCGTACCAGTTGATGCTGCACTAAAATCAAACTCAACATTAACCCACCTTGTTCCACCAGAAGCCAAATTCTTAAATATAGGAGTCGTTTGACTACTAATAGTAGTGGTTGTTACTTGTACATCATTTTGATAAATAGCACTAAAACTACCAACATCTACGTTAGGTGGTAAAGATTGTGACCCAGTAAATACCGTATTTGTAAGGTTTCTATTTACAACATAAGCACCTGCTACTTGAGTGGTAGCGCCACTACTTCCAGCAGAATCAAATGTAATAGAACCATTATTATTATTCGTAATGGTCATATTAGTGCCAGCAATAAACTCAATACTGCCACTATTTCCCATAATGTCACTGACTTCACCTTGTGGAAACCATATTCCTGTAGAAGAGTTATCTTGCAAAGCAACAAAAACTTTACTAGTTGCTTGAGATGTAAATAAAGGAGATGTTCCAAACGTCAAAACATTCACATCTTTAGTGCCAATATTCATAATTATTGGCCCTTGGTACAACCCAAAAGCATCTGGAGGTTGTGCAGTTGGTAAATAAAGATTCAATCCAGAGGTGGTTGTACAATCTAATATTATTATATTTGGACAAGGATTTGTTAAATGATAACTTCCTGCCGTAAATGAAGCATCAGTCAGCATCAATTCTGAACCAGAACCTAAACCAAAAGACATATAAGAATTATTCTGATTTTCTGAAAATAGAGAAGTCTGCAAATCAGAAAACTTAATAGCAGAATCATCAGTAGGTCCATAAGGAGTATTACCTTTGTAAAATAAATCATCATCTGCTGCTGTTGTAGATGGGTTATCACTATAAACTTGTGAAATATTTCTTGACATTTTATGCCTCCAGCAGCAAAAAATAACTTAAATCTAATAAAAGAAAATCGGTTCCATCTAACAATAGAAAGTGGCTTGTAGGTGGTGGCCCATGACCAGACAACCTTCCAAGAATAATTGTAAAAAGTGGAAAGTTAATTCTATGAAACTTACTCATGAGTACACACTTCCAGCCCATCCCATAGGAGTTGCCGTAGTAGTTCTAGGAGTACCATTAACGGTTGCAGAAGTAAGAATCTTTGTAGCTGCAATAGGATTATATCCAAGCACAGCATAGGGCCACCACATTGTCTCACCAGCACTATTTTGATATACAATCCCACCTTCAGTTGCAGTCGACGGAAGAATAATATAAGAACTCACAACAGGATAAGTAGAAGAAATAATTGATGAGAATGATGTATCTAGTACGACAAGTCCGGAATGACCACAGACGAAACCAAATGTTTGCATGACCGAATCTCCATATTCTTAGTGTATATTATATATCACCCCACGACCTCTGTCACCGACCAAACCATCATCAATTGCGATAGTCATGCTCTGAAACGCATCAACACCATCTGATGCCCAATTATGCAATGGATGATCTTTATAAACTTGCAACTTCTCGTTATACTCTTTCTCATAGTTAGATAAACAATCTATTAATCTAACCGTTCCTTCCTTGTTAAACCGACAACGATAAATCATCTTCCTCATTTGTTGTATCGCTGCAATCTTACTATGCGGCTTAGTCGTCGCAATCATCATCTCACCCATATCACGAGCATAATCAATCGTGGTCTTTGTATGAGGAAACTTTACCGAATCAGAATCATGTGGCCCAAAGTGCGTTCTAATATGCAATCCATGCCTAATCACTCTAGCCCTACATTCGTACATGTAGAAATCTAGTTCTTTATTATTGTCTTCAAAATAATCTATCAACACTGGATTACCATCATAATCCATCTGAAAGATAATTACTGCGGTCTTGTCATTCATTCCAAGATCCCAAGCGGTATAACAAGGCGTATCATAAAGAATCAACTTACTAACAATCTTTTCATTTGTATCCAGATAGTTTATTTCTCGCGCAAAATACCTAGTTTCTTGATTAATCTGTACATTGCCATAGTACTCTTGTTGTATGAGGTACTCTGGCATTCCTGCCAACCGATCTTCTTCAATCATCTCATCAGTAACATACCTATTCCCATTTTCATCCACCAACGTCACAATCGATTCTGATATACAATGCCACTCATTCTTATCTTTATTATCTCGTATCATCCGATAAAAATGATTCATTCCATTATATGTAGACTGACAAAACACCCATCCACCATTCTGTCGAAAGATAGGTAACAGTGTATAAAGAAAGTTCGGATTACAAAACGCAAACTCTGAAAGCACAGCACCCATTGGATTAATACCGCGCATCTTATCAGGGTCAATATCACTTCCAACCACCCAAATAATAGAACCATTGGTCAAGGTGATAGTCATGTCAGAGTTATCAATCTTTGAAACGAGCTTTTTCGGTATCATCTCCAAAAATCTAAGGCTTGTCTTATCAGGCAGCGTAATCTGTCCTTGCCACAAAACTTTTTTAGCCCTAACGTTCGTAGGATACCCCATCAAATACATTCCTGGAGTCTCCACCGCCGCTGAAACTAAAAAGCTCCAACTTTCCACCTCCTTGCCAGACCGTCTTGGATATTGCGCCGCAATACGCTTTTTGCCTTCCAAGAATAGTGCCTTTTGATCACGGATCTGATATGGCCTCATAGTAAGCGCTGGTATTCTTATTGATTCCTGATTGTCAAAAGTAACAAACAAGTACCCATCTTCATCCCTATGAGTACTATAAGTATCAGAGCATATCTGACCTATCTGCTTCTCCAGTGCCTCTATCTGCTTTCTAAGATGCATTAAAACCTCAAGAATAATATTCTATTACCCTAATAATTCCGCCTGCTCCTGCTCCACCAAAAGCTACTCCACCACCATATTGAGCTGCACCAGAACCACCACCACCATAATTAAAACCAGCATTACCATTGGAAGTATTTCCTGACGTTGATATATAAGGTCCTGCAACACTTCCACTTAATTGACTAGCACCTCCAAATCCTCCAACTGTTGCATTTGCTCCCATTCCTGATCCACCTGATCCACCTCTAATATTAATATCACCTCCAGTTGCAGTGCCTCCAGATTGACCGCCAACAACTACTGTTGAAATCGATCTTGAACCAAGTCCTGCAAGACCACCATTCGCTACTAATAATGCTGTACCAAAAGTAGTCACATTACCATTATTACCATTCACATTACCAGCAGATCCAGAGGCGGCACCAGCTCCAACCACATAAGGATAAGTTGCACTTGGTGAAATAATTCTTTTCATAAAATAACCACCAGCAGAACCACCACTACCAGCACCAACATTAGATCCACCAGTACCAGTTGTTCCACCACCAGAAGCGCCACCACCAACACCAAACACATCAATATATAGAGCCCCTGCTGGTGTTGTGTATGTTCCAGAACCTGATGTAAATTGCTGTGCTGTAGGCGTCAATAAAGAAACAGAAGAAATAAACAAATTACTAATATAGAAACAATTATTCACACTATCAAAAATCAGATCTACAACAGCCCCAGCCAGTAAATCACCTGCCTGCGCCGCTGAAGTTGGATTCCTTTTAATAACGACTGCACCTTTACCATTAATATTAATAGTTGGCGTTGTGGTTAAATTGGTATTGGCTACAATAACATGCACTGCTTGACCATTTGCATATCTAAAATTTGAATTAGGAATCGTCAAAACCATCACATCAGCAGCGCCACTATCAAATCCAAATACATCCTTATAATCCAAATACTGTGCAACTGTAGTTCCTAACCCTTGAATAGTATCATAGTAACCAACCAACAAAGCACCTTCCGCAAGCGGTGCTTGTGATGCTAATTGAGATCTTAAAAGAGATAGATCAGCATTCGTTTCAATCGTTGTAGCAACAATAGCCCCACCTAATCCACTCCATACTTGACCGTCTGCCAAAGGTGGAACTTGGTTTGCATTCTCGTTAGGCAAAAATGTATCCACCACAAATTGTAATGCTCTTTGATTCAACAATGTATTGGTTTGTTGAGTAAATAATGTTACACGCTCAAACGCCGTATCAAGATTTGCACCATTAAAATTCTGCGCAAGACTAAATTCTGTATCAATACTAATCTGTATCGTTCTTACAAGCGTAACAACATCTCCAGAGGCAGGAGCCACAACAAACACTACCGTACCACCAGTGGGCACCCCAGCGCCTGTTACATTGTAATCAGTTCCCAAAACCTGTAAGTCAGTGCTCGGATTAGCCGGTTGTCCTGCCGGAGTCACATAAACCGATATATCACTATCCAACAATATCAGATATGAGTAAACATAACTCACTGTCATACCATCAGCCTGATACTGATTAATCGTATTTTGTTGCGGTAAATTACTCATATAAAATCCTCTTGATTAAATTACACCCATGATAACTTTTTCTGCCCAGGTTGCATATACGGCCTATCTCCCAACATCTCATCCACATAGGGCGCCACAATCGGTAGTGTATGAATTGGAAACGCATCCTTGATAAGCTGCTTTCCAGGCTTAAAGTTCCCATATGGAATCCCAAGCACCGTACTCACACTATTACTGATAAGCCGTAAGCTAGGACTGTTCATCATATCAACCGCCAAATCCTTCCCCTGCTTCTCCGTATTCAACATCTTATAAAGCAACATGAAAGTCGGTTCCATCATCGATATATAGTAAACAGTTGCTTGAGAAGCGCTCATTCTAGATGGATCTGGCATGGAAAGCCCTTGAGACGCATAATCAAAAAAGTTCAACAAATAACTAATACCACTACTCGCCGCAATCATCTGTGCAGCCCAAGCAATCTTAGAAGTTGCACTATCTTTATCCAAGAATCTTTGGGCATAAACTCTATCAATACCCGCTAGAGGATACCCTTTGAATTGCCCTATCAATCTCAACAATGATCCAACCGGTGTTCCTGGGTTTGTTCCCTGATATAACCAAGCCCGTTCAAACTCTCCTGGCGCAAGAACCGCGTTTTCGGATGCCACGTCAAACAATGAAAACACTTTACGATCAATATCATTACGCATTTCCGTGAGTGGTATCTTAGAACCAGTCATTTGTTTCAGCGTAGCAAGTTCTTCATTCGTAATCTTTTGCACGCTATCCAAGGATATAACGCGCTGGCGTCCTACTTTACTGCTGTACTTACGCACCAGTTCCCACTCATGCTCTCCAAGATACTTCTCTAACTGACCTTTGAAAGTGTTTGGAAGATCATTCCACTTATACTCTGCATTACGCCCTAGCCTCGACATCATCATCGAAATAGCACTAACCTTCTTTCCGTTATCCAAAGCAGTAAGCCCGATCTTTCTATAAAATTGACCGCTGAATTTTTGCAGAGCTTCACTAGCATTGGCTGAATCAATATACCGACCTAAATAACCGAACTCATTTCGCAAAGAAAACTTCATCATCGAAGCCGCTTCTTTCCGTAACTCAGTAGGGATTAAATTAAAACTATGCGCCAAATCATTAGAGAACGCACCCCAAAAATTATCACCCCACCGATTCGCCATTGCCGCAACACGCGACGCATCATTCAACGAAAGAAAAGGAAGCTTAACAAGGCGTGGCATGGCTGATACTACTCTGATGTTAGCAGTGATATTAGCCAGCGTGACACTCTCAGGAGCCGCATTAGCACCCATCACCTCACCGAAATACAACTCTACCTGGCGCTTCCAAAGACTCTCGGATATTACTTTTGGAAGACCCGCTTTTACTTGGGCCTTCATCAAGTCAAGATGCATGTTATAGGGGGAATCTCCCATAATACGAGCAGTTCCAATTCTCTTCCCTGAAACATGTATATCTCCGACAAGGGTTGAATAAAGATCGCCATCACCGTAAAGAGAATCATAAGCCCCCCAATTTCTCCAATCTTTAAAGTTATAGAATTGATGCTTTTTCTGAGCCATCGCTTCTCTATCATTTGCCACTAGAGATCGCGTAAATATCTCACTCTTTCTAGTCGTAATATTCTCAAACGAATTATCAATAATCTCATCAATCTTTGCTTCATCAAAAGTTCCATCTAGGTTCTCCGCTTTGGTTCCGCTAAATGTTCTCTTATAATCCAACCTACTTTTAAGTTCTTTTCTCCACTTTTCTTTTGCCATAGAAACTGCATATTTCCCACGATCAACTGCAGCCATTACAGCATTACGACCTGCTTTTAATATTTTTGATAGATTATGATTATTACCTAAAAACCGATTGTTTTTTATTCCTTCAATTGGTAATGCTGTTGAATTAACTAATTCACCATTAACATAAGATTTATATTTTAAAATATGTTCTGCTGCTTCTTTTGATAATGGATTTAATGGTTCATGTCCATCTAAAGCCAATAATATATCTGATCTATTGTTTCTATCTTTAATATGAGTTAATACTTCAGCTTTCATTGAATCAAATAACTGTTTGTTCAATTCTTGTTGCGCATGTCTCTGTCCTTGGGCAACGCTATCACCAAGACCTTTGTATCGCTTGATATATATTGCAGCAAGATCAGTTGTTTTGCTTTTTATCTTATCTACTAGACTTTCAAACTTTTCTATGTTTTTTACCATTGTCGCATTACGATTAAACATTTCTGCAAGCTTCTCATCGCCAATTAGTTTCATGGCATCTGGAATGGATATGCTATCCTCTTCTGCTTTTCGTATAACTTGAACCGCATATTCGTGAAGTTCTTCATCACTGAAATGATCCATCTCTTTTCTAGCAGTTGCGATACATTCTTTACTAATCTTGGCCACTATTTAGCTCCTAATATGCATTTAATTAAATCTTCTAATGCTTTCCCCGACTTTTTGAATTGCCTTACTTTATTGTGATACATCTCAAATTCTTTCTTTTGGTTAGGTGCTTTTTCTGCTAGCTCTGCAACGAAATCCTGCTGCTCCTGTAGCGTTCTTTCTAGATCGGCAGGGATTTTACTTGCAGCATCAATTTTCTGCTCAGTAGTCTTTATTTTCTCTCCTAGAGGTGTTTTTATAGGCTTCATGCTTTCCATGCGTTCTTTCATGTAAGTGATCACATTATCAGGATTAGCCGATTTCTCGATAGGTAGCTCTACTTCTTTCCTAATATTGTCCAGAGCCTCTTTAATCATTTGCTGGCGCTCGAACTGCTCTTCCAGTTTCACGCGATCCATTAAAGATCGTGCTTGCGGCCAATGGTCAGCGAGTTCTTGTAATCGTTGATAAGAGCGGCTTTTCAAAGGATGGCGATATTCCTTCTTCGTTAGAAGTTTGTGGGCTATATCTGCCAGTTCTTCTTTAGGGGTGAGAACCTTTGGGATTTTAGATTGGAGTTCTTCTATACGGCGCTCTGTCTGCTTGTTTGGAGATTTCTTTTTCAGTTCTGCGATACGGTGCTCTAGGCGTAACTTCTTTTCTAAGTTCTCCGGTAATGTGAAAGGGAGTTGAGAAACGTGCGATTCCTCTCTGGAGAGCTTCTTAATTGCTTTTTGTATTTCAGGCTGCGACAAGAAAGAATTATTTAATATCCGTCCTTCCATATTCTTGGTATGTAAACGATCTGCTTCGGATATGATAGATTCTCGTAACTGCATCTTGCTAGTCATAAAATCATCATATGCCCGCAACATAGCTTGTGACTTTGGATTCGATCGAATCTCATCAATTCTATTGTTCACAATATAGTCTATCAAATAGTTTTTACTAGACGGACTTACATCTGACGTCATACTATCCGTTACTGCAATCTGTAAGTTCTTTACATCGGATTCATTTAATAAGTTGAACTCAACTTCATGCTTTACCGGATTAACGTTAAATCCTTCTTGTTGCAAAATCTTTGTCGCTCTTTTTTCTATGTTCTCTATGGTATCTATAGCATTAGAAACATCATGATCCCATTTTTCTGCCTCAGTCATTGCTTTTGGTTCTGGTAAAATCTCTTCTAATTTCGGAGTTTCAACTTTCACCCTAATACCTTTTCGCAATCCAAGCAGTATGGGTATCGATCCTATTCCAAACCCAAGTCCCCCCATAGCATGAGCAACATTCGCAGAACCTTCTTCAAACGCCATTGGAATGCCAGCAAACTCTGCACTAAGTGTAGCATGTGCTAATCGTTCGCCAATCTCACCAACCAATAAAGGCTTACCACTAATGATGCCTGTGCCAACTTGTCTCTCAAGAAATGGAACCACCGCTTTCGGTGCAATAGCGCGAGCACCAACAGCCACACCTTTAGCAATACCACCACCCACCGCACCGAGAGCCAGAACTGGCGGACTCAACCCATAACCAATCATATCGGAAATAAAGTTACCGGCACGCTGACCAAACGATTGTCCTTCTACGGATCGTTCGCGTTCTATTAACTCCAGCGTTTCTTTCAGTTCCTTATTCTCTGGAAGTCCACCAGCCTTTCTTGCGAAATCACCAATGAACTTGTAACCCGTAATGAAACCACCTTGACCAGAACGAAACATAGAAGTAAGTGGCGTTGGCTTTGTGAGTAGGCCATTATCATAAATGTTGCTTATTGATTGATCAGTAACACGATAATCACCTAGCATGGGTTACCATTCCTTTTAATATTTCAGAACCACGGAATACTTTTCGTCTATCAATAGCAGTTTCTTGTTCTATTCTATTATTCTCGACTACGGAATGCGCTACTAGTGCTTGTGATAGCGGTTGACTGAAAGCAGGATTTCCGTATTGATCTTGCGCAACGATAAGATTATCTGGAGTAATCACCACGTAGAGGGGATTAACGTCTTGTGTTTGTCTAAAGTCTACATTAGAAGCGCCAGGATTACGCTTTCTCATGGCTTCATAAGCTTGTGCTTTTGCATATTGCGCTACAGATGCCCATTCATAATCGCTAACTTGGGGCTGCTGTTTACGATTAAAAGCAAAATCAGAGCTGCTATAAATATCATACCCTTTAGCATATTCTTTACCCCACTCTTCAATGTCCTTCCTATAGTTCTTAAGATCTAGCTCACCACGACGTAAGGACGCATATCGCACGGCATTGACAGTGGCATTCACTAAGGCGCCGCTGCGTTCTTCTCCTGGTTTGGATCGGAAATGAGAATTGTAAGTATTAATCTTTTCAATATTAGGATCTGCATACACATCCGCTTTCACCAAGGATTCTGCTATACCTTCCTTTCCAAGCTGTAATGGAGACCAATCAATCTTTTCTTGATTAGCTGCTATTAATTCCTGACGTTTAGCATTAGAAGTTTTCCCTTCCAGTATACCGACAGTATATGCGATTTCTTTTTGTTCTGGTGTCTTCATGGCTTGGGAAACGTAGATACGATTTCTGGAATTGTAGTGATCAATGGTTTGCAATAATTGCATGGGATCACCACCCTCACCAAAAGAACTTTGTGCACGCTGAATAACTGGCGATGCAATAGGCATTATCTTATCATTAGGAATATTCTTGGCTATTCCAACCGATACCATCTTGTCTGCGTATTGGTTATCGAAATCTCGAAGGAATGCTTCTTTTTGTTCTGGTGAGTAAGATTCATTGGTTTGCACAGAATTGATTTGCATGTTGTGCTCATAGGTTGCAGAGGCACCCAATGGCGTTGTTGACATCATGTTGAGATATTTATCAGGCGTGAAACGCTCAAAGAAATTATCTAAATATGCTTTGGCAGCACGTTCTTCGGTAGAAAGAACATAATCTTTCTTGCTATCCAATGATTGGTGAACCGATTCCATTTCATCCCATGAAGCACCAGAATTGAATCTTGCTTTCACATCTCTCACCACATCACGAATCATTTTCACTTCTTCACGTTCTGCTTTTGAAAGATTCATAAATCGCAATGGATCTGGTGGTCTATCATTATATAATGCTGCTTTCACATCACTGAAGTTACGCTGATTTATTTCATGGCTGTATAGAAAATTGCTTGATTCATCACTAGGTGCGCCAACTTGACCAAAGGTGTTTCGTTGATCAAAACGTGTATTAGCTTTGTGAAACTCTTTGGCAGTATGCTTTTCTTCATCCTGGTAGAGATCGTGCGCTTCTTTGGCAACGTTAACTGTTTCGTGAAGCGTATCAAGATAAGATTCATATTGATGCGATGTAAGAAATCCGTTGGTCAAAGCATCGGTCAGAATCTTTTGGGAGTTCTCGTATTGATAGTCGAGCTCTTTCTCACCTTTGTTCCAAGAATCTTGTATCTGTTGCAGCTTCTCAGGCCATTGGGATCCAAAAGCAATCATTCCTTGTGTTCGGGCATGGTCTGACTTTATCTTTAGCCCCTGAGCTTCTATATCGGTTATATCGTTATTGGCGAGGTACTCTAAACGTTTACGGTCGCTATCATTCATGGGGGTTTGCTGAACGATATTTTTTACATCGGAGATAGCGCCTTCCATGAGTGGAATAACTTGATCTGGGTTCTTCAAGAAATCAGACTGAATGATGTGCTTCATCCGATAGATTTGATTGGTGGCATTGTAAAGGCTGGCGTTACTCTTCTCGTTGTTTATCTCGATTACTTTCTCAAAAGATTTTTGCGCAATCTTGCCAAAGACTGAAGATAATGCTTCTGTACCTTCAGAGCCTGACGGAGTCTGTACTTGTCTAAAAGGACGCTGTGCCCCTTTCAGTTGTGTAAATTCTGCCATGTATTATCCTTTCTTGGAGATTGATTTTGATAATTCAGCAAAGTTAAAGCCAGTTTGGGCAATATCGCCAAACAATGATGCATAAAGAGTTTTTTTGACATTTTCTTTTTCAATCTTTATGCCACGTTGGAATATTGATTCTTCTAAATTTAGATTCTTTTCCTCTTTAGCAACCTTATTAATCGTTCCGCGTTGTATTGCTTCAAAGCTAAGAGATCCAATACCAATACCTTTTGCTGACGCCTCAGCTTGTTGAGTATGCAATGTTTGTTCAAGAATATCATAATTTGATAATAATTCTTGTTGGTGACGAATAGTGGATTGCTTTGCTTGCAAGTCTAAAGAACGCAATCGTGATTCAGCAGCAGAGTTCTTTTGAAATGCTGAAAACCCTTGAAATACCGTAGCCATTGCAAACCATGGCACATCAAACATAAAACCCCCTAAATAATATGAGCATCAATCTGATATCCGATACCCAATATCTGAAGATCAAAAGGTGCACTCTGTATAATATCAAAAGTTTGAAACCGATCATATCCATTTACTGGATCAATAATGGCCGTATCTGTTTGCGGTGTCAAAGGAAGACCTGCTTGTATATCTGCAAAGTTTTGATAAGGTACTAGCATACCATTTACCGAGAAATCTAAACTTTGGTAATAATCTACATAGATTTTTGTAATCTGCTTAAAATGATAGACACGCTCATCACCAGCAAACAAAAACATAGGCGTTAATTTAACAGGATAAAGAAATCCAACTTGTACTTCACCAAAAAAAGCATTTGGATTAAATGCCTGTATCGTACCACCAGATACCAAATATTCACCAAAATCTTGATTATTAAATACTACTTGTACGGTATATCCATCAAATTGATCTAACTCTGTAATTGTTCCATCAGTTGCCATAAACTGATTAATGTAACTATCAATTTTTTGCACATCATCAAATATTTCTATCGAATAATTTCCAGTCAAGGTAAAATATTTGACCATATATACAATATTATTTACAGTAACAATCGATAACACTTTAACTGTAGGATTATCATTTGAATCCGTTTGAAATTGAATTGGCGTTAATGCTGCTAAACCTTGTTCTTGTACAAACTGAAAGGATGTTAAAGTGCTATCCGGATTCAAGAAATAGATAAAGTTATCTTGAGATACACTATTACCTCGTTGCAAAGCTCTACCTGTAGGATTTTTTACCAAATGTTGTGAAACTGCTGACACATTCTTTGCAACATAAGCTAATCCAACGCCATCAAAATGAAAGTTAATGATTGAATTACCAGTCTTATTTAAATAATACGAATCATTAATATAACTTGTTGGCTTAAGATTTGGCGAAGCCCCATAAGAGGTCTGCTGTCTAATAGAGAAATTACTAGGTGTAATACCAGAATTAACATCTTGAGGACAAACAAACTCAAAGTTTTCTGTATATACCTCAAATTGTTTGCCACCATTCATCCAAAGAATAGAGCCCGTATTTGTTTGGCCAATCGCATATATAATTGCATCTGTATCAAATCCAGTTCCAACATCAAAATTTACTGGTTGGTTTATTTGTGATCCAAACAAAGTAGTAGGCAATGCTGGAGTAGATGCTAACCACAAACGATTTTGATAAAACATCACATTACTAGGATACCCACGGTTAAATGTATCAGCAGTAGTTAAGAACGCGGGCTTTCTCACAGAATACTGATCACCACGGTTGGACAAAGGTACGCTAATGGCTACCCTCACGATTCCGGTGAAATCAATAGTCCCAGCTCCGCCCGCCTGGGTGACGCTATCTACAATGTAGTAACCCAATGGTGAAGTGGCATTCGTACCTGCCGCTATAATCTGTCCACCAACCCAGGCTTGTGCTGCTGCAAGGCCGCCAAAATCCACGCTGAAACGCAATGTAATAGAGGTACCCACCACACCCGTTGGGCCTCCAATAGCCGTAACGGTTGCAGTATTATAGTTTATATCCCCAAAGTCATAGGCTGGAAGCGGTGCTATTTGTAGGACTTGATAAGTAAACGTTGGAGAAGGTGAATAACTGCTGATGTAAATACGTGCAACCGGATACTTGGCATGAACTAAAACAATAGAATCATTGTCCAAAGTATAATCAATCACTTTTAAATCAGCGCTCACATAAGGTGTAACCACTTGTGGAAATGCTAATAGACTGCCATCGGATTGCACTTGGTAGACATTAAAAGCAAGATTGGTGGAAACCAAAATATAATAGTTATGCTGGTTATCTAAGAACTCATAAGCTTCTGAATTAGGATCTGCATTAGCCGTAATGTCTAATAAGAACTTGGTACCACGTCGCTTCTTTGCTAAGGAAGTGGTTCCAGTCTCCATGTTAAGCATAGCTTGTGCAGCAGACATGTAAGCATCAGGATTATCGGTTCTTTTCCAAGTAATAGTGTCGACTTCCCCAGTCGTAAAGCGTGTCTGTCTGACAGGGATGGTTGCCATGAATATTCCTCAAATGAATACTTGTCTATCAAAGTCATTGTATGGAAGCGTCTGAACTTGTCTTTCCATATCATTGAATAGTATAGCGTCATCTCGGCAATCTTCATACTTTTTGAGCAAGTAACTTGCAAGCTTTTCATTGTTTGTTAGAACATAAGCACTATCAGATGCAGCAAACAGCGCAAGAGCCCTATAGAATAGAGGTGTAATCACATCATATGGAACTGTATTAATTATGTAGTAGAAGGCTACAGGCCGTACATCAATCTGCAAAAGCCCATCTACAAATTGGTATGCCAATGGAAATGTATTGGTAGAGAACTTAAAAAACTTTCCATAATCAGCAGGCAATTGATACGTAAATTGATAATCTGGTGAAAAATTGCTTGTCAAAGGAGTATTGTTAAATATGTATTTGACTGCGAAATTCCAAGGAGCAGAGGCAAGTAACACGGGTAACAACACTTGTAACTTATTATCTATAATCTGTGCTTTCTGGTTATCAGTAACTGCTGTTACCGGCGGTATACCCAATTCAGAAAGAGCGTAATTGACCACATCAAGTTCACTGCCTGGTAATGACATGGCCAATCTCCAATTATATTACTTATACCACTCTAACATAAGATATAGTTAAAGTTAGTGATCCTGCACTATAGTCTGCACTACCACCAGAATAAACTGCATATAATGGTTGTGAAACAACTGTAAGCGTATCCATAGGAGCGCTAGCAGGAAATGGTAATGCTGTACTACCCCACGCTGAGTTTGTCAGAGCCTGCATTGTGGCAGCAGGAACCACTGAATACACCGTAGTGCCATCTGTGATACCCATAAGCCTGTCTCCACCACCACCACTGAAGTTTGTTCCTCCAGAGTTCAGGAACATATTCAGAATCTGATATTGAGCACCTGTAACTCCGGCAAATATTTGTGCATGTCCAGCCGTTGCTAATTGTGTATGTGTAATTACCACATTTGCCCGCTGAGGAGCACCTACAATATTTGCCGCTGGTTGTAATACCAAATTCAGATTAGGTGTAGAAAACACCACTTGAAATAAACCAGGAGTTGCCGTAATTTGTGCTGGCAATACAGTTGTATCTGCATAGTTAATCCAAATATAGTCATTGTTTTTTACGATATGACTTAGATCATTTAGATAACCAGCAGTTGTAATTGTTCCTAAACTATCTGCTGTAGATGCAACAAAATGTGAAGGCGCTGTCCCTTGAATACCGTCGCTCATTTTACCTAACGTTAAAAAATTACTCATCTTATTTCTCCAATAATTAAGGATTAGCAGCAAACGGTGTATTAGCGGTTAAGAATGCAATACCGTTATACTGAATAATTAATGCACCAGAAGTAAGAATCGTCAACAATTCCCAACGGTCTTGATTCTGAACCCAAGTGATCGATGTCATAATATCTCGGTTATAACTCTGTACGATTGCATCTTTGTGTACCATAGGAACGAGGTATTGGTTAACTCCACCGCCAATTGCAGTACTTGGGATTTTATTAATACCATTCTCACCTAAAAAGCGGCAATCTACGCCAAGGTAGGATTGAAGCTTGTTATCTACCAAAGGCTTGTGGTCAACAAAGAAGAAGTTCGTTACTTGTTGGTCATTGTAGAGTGATTTGCGAAGCAATGCCGAAGCCCACATACTAACCTGATGATCCATTACATCCACACCTTGGCTTTCTAAGTAGGATAATGCATCAGCCATTTTTCCTTCATTGATACCGGTATTAACGCCAACGGTAACAGGAACGGTATAGATTGTGCTTACGTTTGGATCTGAGTAGATAGCATTGATCTTAATGAAGTCATCCAGTCGAGCAGCAGCAAGAGCATGTAACTTAGCGTGATCAACGATCTTATCGAAGTTGAACAATGTTTTTTCACCACCACCGATAACGGTTTTTAAATGGTAGTCATTGGTGAGTACTGCACGGTTTGTTTCATTAACGGTTGTGATTGGGATGTCTGTAGGTGCAAAGCTGCCTTCAGTCATTTCAATCAAATCGGAAACAGGAACGTTTAACGTAGTACCCGTTGTGCCATGACGTTCATCAATGGTGTTATTTAATCGAAGATGATTCTGATACTTTAATGTGACTTGTGTGTCGAACAACTGCATCGCAGTCGCAATGTTAATATCTATACCCATGGTAATCTCCAAAATAGAGTCAATAAAAGTTTAAGTACAATTTTATTGTCAACTACCAGGTTACCCGAGCGAAGCACGGAGCTGATATTAACGGATCTCTAGAAGGGTTACCCCTGCACGAAGTGTCGGGAGCCTTGTTCAAGATATGTCTATATTAATGTAATTGATTAATTAATGCAATAGGGTAAACTGAAATGATTGGGGCTAGGCAATTTACTCGCAAGTTATTGCCATTGATAGCCCCTTTGATTACCTCTTTTCAAACCGAGCGTGACCGACATCTCTAGCTAATGAAATCATCTTCTCGCGTAGCTCGCGGTTATGAGGTTCGCGTTCATATTGTTTTGCGACATCACGCAGCTCTTTCTGACCATCATATTGTTCACCACCGGTTGGCGCACCGCGTCCTACTCCTGGAGCTTGGGTGTTTAATCGTGCTTCTCTATCTTTCAATGCATCGTTCATGGCTGATTCATCCTTTAGTAATTTGTTTAGTACAACATCTTTCACGGAACTTGGATAGTATTTGTCAACATAGTCTGTCAAAAGATTGATCTTTTCATCACCTATTGATTTCTTTCTATCTTCAATGAATCTTTTTTGTGCTTCAACATTCTCTGTTACTTTTGAATGCATTTCTGTTATTGTCTTTTCAAATTGCTTCTGACTCATCTCTGCGGTCTTAGCAATGTGTTTCACTTCTTGAATATCTTCTTCTCGAAACGAAAGACCGTCTGGCACGGTATAGTCTTCAGGTGCCTTATAACTTTCCAGTTCTTTCTCAAGTTTCGATTTCTCAACAATCGCGGTAACACTATTGCCATATGCTTTCTCTAAATCTTCTACAGTCTTGTACTTTCCAGCATATAGTTTGGGTTCAGATACGATCTTCGATGAAATCGATGTCGGTTCTGTCGCGCTTACTGCGCTCTCTGTAGTTTCCGTCATTATATTTCTCCAGTAAGTGATTAACCATATTGATTATAAGCTTTATCTCACGCCATACAGACATCCTACCGGCATGAATTGCATATGAATTTTTTAAATTTAATAATTCTGGGGATTCAAGAAAAACAGCTTCTATCCTATTATTTAAATAGGATTTTCCTAAATCATTAATTTCAAATAGGATATAAACATCATATTCATAAATTCCGATTGAACCATCAAGAAGAAGTGCTTTTAGATTATCTGACATATTATCCTCGCAAGTTCCACATTGTATCATGCCACATTACGAGTATTCCATTTCTTTTTTATGAACACAAAATCATTATCGTACATATGTAGCCTACATGTATCGCAATAGATAAGGTATTGCATTTCTTTTTTTCCATTGATTGTTTCTTCAAACTTATCTAACTTTACTGGATTATTACAGAATGGACATGCTCTTAATATACTCAAAATAACACCTCTGATTGACGTGGTAATGGAACTTGTGAAGCACTTGTTGAAGGAGATGGCAATGCAGCTTGTTGTTGCATCTCTGCCATCAATTGTACAAGTTTAGACACCTGTTCTTCGTTTGCAAACAGTTTAGATTTAAGATTAAGAGCGTCTGTCAGGAATTTGTTTACTTCTGGAAGATTAACAGTCGCCATGGCTGCCCCTTGGCCGAAGAATTGCTGCTTGATCTGCATGTTTGTCACGAAATGGCTCAAGTCATCGTTCTTCTGAATATCGGCTAGAGGACTCTGGAAGTCGAACCTAACCTGCCGTAGGTCAATAGATCCTATTCTACGATCCTTGGTAAGCAATCTACGGTCAGCAAGAATCTTAGCGGAGACATAAAAGATCTGCTTAGAGCATTCATTGATCAAGCGGCTAATATCTGTGGAACTAGTACGCTGTGCACGGTTCTCTCTTATTGAGACTTCTGTAGCGCTGCGGATTGGGGCATTGATTTCTCCAAGAGGATCGATCTGAAATCCTATTTTGATTTGATCTTGGAGCTGTAGGATATGCTGCATCGTATCATTATAATTAGGCATCTGTAGGGCTTCAATAGGATTTCTTCCATTAGGCTTCCTAGCGATCATAGCACCTGCCCATTGCCTTACAGAGTAAGGATTAAAGTATTTATCATCATCATAGAACATCGGAGGATACGCTTTGAAGGCTTGTGCTTTTCTATCATATTGGACGATCCTGTTAAGATCGATGATCGTAGGCAACATATCAATACCAATACCACGTCCCTCAGATTCTCCCGGACGTACGCGATCACGATAGATAATGATTTGAGGATAAGCCCTATCGGCTTCCCAAAGTGGTGTATAGGGATCTATTTCAAGAACTGCATATAAGTAAAAACGGTCTTCGTCCATCTTTATTTGGCCGTAGACTACCATTACTTCTTTATCTGGTTCGCCTTGAAGCTTAGAGATTTGCTTGCCTTTATACTTTGGAAATTCTTTTAGGACTTCACGACCAGTCATCTTGCACTGATACCAGCAAGTGTTCAATACATCATCAGTGCTGTACTCTACATACAAGGCAACAGATGGGATAGATCGAAAGTAAAGAGGGTCATCATCTGATTTAGATTCCACCCAAACAGCACCAGTTCCACCAACAAGATCAAGATTAGAAGACGATATGACACGCGCCAGATTTGAGTGATTAATATAGAAAAGAATACGATCATTGACTTCATCCATTATAGGTTGTGAGGCATCTATATCTTCCTGGTCAAACAAATGAGGATCAAGTACTAACTTACCCCATACTCTATCTTTAGGCAATAGGAGGGCATGTAAATCATTAGCACGCTGATAGGCTGCCAACATTGCCGTAGTGTCCCAGATTTGGCTAGTCGTAGGTTTACCATCATCACGATAGTTCCATTTCACATTAAAAGCATCACGGTCTGGAATGACATAGAAATAAAGATCTTTATATAGGGCTAACCACCGATCTTTGTATTGTCGTGTCTCACCGTATCTCATCCACAGTGCATTAAAGTCCATAAAACAGCCTCATAGTCTTTCAAATAAGCGTGATGATAAATTACCCATGGTTTTCATTCTAGGCTTTTGCGGCCTTGAGTTTGAGGGTGCACTAGGAACTGCTGGAGGTGCCCATGTTTGGCCACGCTGAGCATTTAATATGTTTAATCGTTCGTTGAATACGGCCTTACGCTTTTGTTCTAGCTCAGCAGCTTGCATGTTCTGCTGTTCGTTAAGAAGCGCATCTTGACGTCGTTGCTGCTTACGTATTTCATTATCGTTACTTGAGTTATCCACCAGATATACTCCATTCGTACAATATTCTATAGTTTGTTAATCTATCATACTTTATCAATTTTTTAATCAAATGGGTAGGATTGAACGTTAATCCTACATCTATCCCTGATATATATCTGCACAATTCATTACAACTGCGTATCCAAAGTGGTAACCATTTGTTTTCTGCTGGCCAATCTATAGTGACTGATATTATTTTAATCACATGCTTTAGGTTATGTAAGTGATGGATTAATCTTTTAGAATTTGTTATACGTAAAACACGAAGAGAAATCCCTTTCTTAGAAGTTTCCGCAAAGATGTAATCACGTCCATCATAGTAGATGAGGTTGCAGTGCTTAATTCCGTTTGTTGTGTAACGAGAGGGCTTCTCTATTCCTTTATCGTAGAACAGGAAGATTGCTATCATTTCTTCCTGCTGATTTTGCGTAATGTTTTTGCGAGTACTGCACGCTTCTTTGTGGTTGCATTCTTTGAATGTAGGGCTTTCGCCAACTTCTTTGCTGGGATCTTTGCGCCTTTGGCTACGCCAAGGGCTTTCTTTAGTACACCCTTATGCTTGATTGCTTTTTGTATCCATTTTCGTACTGCCATAATCACCTCTAAAAATAATGTTAAGTTTAACAAAGCGGTTGCGTATTTAACCACAAATTCATATACGATCCAATACGTCGACATATAGCAGACCGAATGGATGCATCACCCAAATAATCGTTAATGAAATTGTGACATGAAATATCATGGCATTCCTTGATGTGTACATTTGCCGGTAATGGAGACTCCGGAAAGAGTCTTACCATATTTATTATCTTATCATTATCGGCTGTCACATAGAAAAAGGAATTACCCTCTCCCATACTAGTAGGAGTAGCAATACCGATTAGGGCTATTCTATCTTTTGGGAAACCTTCACCATTCACTAAGTAGTCATACAACTGATTAGCATATTGATTACCTTGCGAATGAGACACGATAAGCACATGCAAATCCGTACGATCTTTTGGAATTCTATTATGGAATTGATTCACCAGATCCGCCAAATTCTTTCCAACATATCGAGTATTTAAAAGATAGTCTTCCAAAGTATTGGTGGGGTATTTCTTCTTATAAGCGGTGTAACTTAACCTTAAGCGTTCTTCTCTCTTTTGGTTTATGACGTCCCATACATCTGCCCGTACAAGCCCGTGCGTGGCATTATAGAGCACGTTCCACGTAATTGCTGATGAGTCTACGTCTACGATATCTTCGAGCTTGGATAGGTTTATTTCTGCTTGTGCAGGAGTGGTATTAACACCATTGATAAAGAATATAAAGAGTTGGTTAGCTCCAAAACAGACTGAGCATAGTAAGCAAAGCATTAGCATGAAATACTTCATTCATAAGCCCTCTCACATCTCTCCTCGAGTTCTTTCTTAGTTATTCTTATATGTTCAATGCCATTATGTCCAAAAAATTGTCTAGATACTGAAAATACATGTTCTTTACGTTCATCGGTATCAATCATCATGTCTTCAATGTGCTGATAGATCCTGTATTCTTCATTATTCTTGTACTGTTTTGAAAGACACTTCATTTCAATTGTTGTTTCTGTTACTGCTTGTTGCGCTTCTTCGTATGTTTTCGCTTTATAGTAAAGAAACTGTTGGTTGGATGCTATCTTTATGAATGAACGCCAAGTCTTACTGAAGCTCGGCACCGTATTATTGATATAAACTAGAATGTCATTACGTATATTATAGGGGTTATCACACAAACCAGCAAGCTTCTCCAGACTAGGGAAAGCCCCTACCGAAACACTCCAAAAGACGGTCAGACAAAGGATAATGATGCGGTGCACTACTTTTTCCCCATCTCATCCACTTTCGCTTGGAGTTTAGCTAATTGATCGGCTAGACCTTGGAGTGCCAGGCTATCCCTGTGTGCCTTAAGCATGTTATTAAGTGTCTCCCCTTCTTCTGGTAACAAATCACCATTAGAAACGAGTTTAATTACGCTTTCTGAGAGTTTTAATAAAGATTGTTCATTATAATTTTCACTGGCTTCCAAAAAAACCATATTATCTTGCGGACGAGGATAAAGTCTATCAGTAATGACTTTCAACATCGCCTCATTCCCATTTCTTGCCATCTCTAATACTTTGGCAGATATTTCAGCAGCATGAGGCCATACCGTTTCTTTAAAAAGAAGTTGTTTAGCCCCTGATCCCTTGGGCCTTCCCATCCTACAAGCAGGAACACCATTTCTTAATGTCATCGTATCACCTGTACATTTATTTAACTTCTATAATTTTCTGTATAAAACGAATGCTACCATAATGCCAACTAAAATATCAACAACAAATAATTGACATGATACTTTGTATCACATATAATTATCTTCGTTAACCAACAACACAAGGGAAATAAAATGAAAATAGATATTACAGAAAAATTTGTTACTTTAGAAGCAGAAAACTATGCTGAAGAATATTATCTAAAAGCAATATATGAAGACTGTAAGAATAGTGAAAAATCAAAATCTTTTGAACTATACAGAATAAATAAATTGATCTTTAAAATATACATTAAATAAACCATTAAAAGGACCCACCATATGAACAAATTCAACGGCTTCTGGGTAACAAACCTAATCATATTTCTCATCATAATGACCCCGATCGGCTATCACCTAGTAGCTATAGAGAAATCCCTACAAAATATCCAATCAATCCTACAGGAAGCCAAAAATGAGACCAATTAAATTTCGAGTATTTGATACGCATGATGGTGAAAGTTACGAAATGGTATATAGCGATGAATACAAATCTTTAAGTGAATATGTAACATTTCACGGATTAAATGATGAACATATGCAATTCACCGGCCTTCATGACAAAAATGGTAAAGAAATCTACGAAGGAGACATAATATCATGTAGAAGTTGCATTCATGAAGTAGACAGTGTTTTTAATTTTGGTTATTTCTTCGGAGAGTATATGGGAGGATGTAACGAATCGGTAGAAATCATCGGCAACATCCACTCTAATCATGAACTTCTGGAGAAAAAATGAAGAGAATATTTCTATTTTCAAATCAAGGTTGCGGTTACGAGATAATTATAGATTCATCGATCATGGCCCCTGTAGATGGATACTATCTAATATCAGATGAAGTTAAATATTATAATAAAGGTGAATTAATTAATATTGAAGAACCAAATCTACCGGAGAACAAATAATGCTTATATGCACCATAACAACTTTTTTCGAAACATTTATGGCTGGATTTATTGTTGGAATATTAACACCATTTATAGCAATGTTTTTAATATCATACTTTTCAAAAAAGGAGAACAAATAATGGAAAAAATAGTAACAATAGCAACAAAAGAAGAACTAGAAATTCTTTTTGATACCAAAGAAAAACGAAAAATATTTAAAAACATAATTAGCAGGATAATAAATGAAATGATGAATCGAACTGTCCACGTACCATTCGTAAAACTTCATGAGGTAATCGAATAATGGAAATAACAAGCAATGTAGTTTGTTTAAAATCTATAAATTTCCCTAAATTTTCAGGTAAACAATTATACATGCATAAAAATTTAAACTTACCTGAGGGATTTGAAGAATATAAGGATATGATAAAAAAAATGTTATCTATGATAAATAAATTTTCAGGAGATATATATATAACCATAGATGAAAAATTAGTAAATAAAAATACTTCTCATAGAAGAGGCGGTATTCACACTGACGGAAACTATATCTACGGTTGGGGAGATGGCGAAGGTTGGTTAACTGGAGAAAATGGCAGAATTCTCAATAAAGAAAAACATAAAAAACAATATATGTCTAATACGGGAGGAATGTTAATAGCTTCAACTTTTAGCGCATGTAAAGCTTATAAAGGTAAGATTGAAGGATACATAGCACAAGGAGGAAACTGTCAAGATTTAACAAATCAATTACATAAATGTGAAGAAATAAATATTAAAGAAAATTTAGTTTATTTCATAAATTCAACAGGACTACATGAATCATTACCAGTACCAAAAGATATAAAAAGAAGTTTATTAAGGATAACATTACCTCATGATTTTATTTTGGAGAAAAAACAATGAACGTACTACTATACATATCCGACACGTCACATAACAATCATTACGAAATACGTTTCACCACTGACCGTTCACACCCAGATTTCTTTCTCTCCAACGCCGGAGGCGAATTAATGAGTTTATCAGAACAACAATTTTTCGACATCATTGACAAGTTTTTCAAGGAGAATTTTTAATGGAAGTTTACATAGTAATAGATAAAACATCTCATTCAGGAAGACCATTGGCAGTTTTTAAATCACATTTAGATGCTATTAATTTCTGTAAAGAATCTGATCTTGACATAGATGAATGTATTGAAGAACACGAGGTAATCGAATAATGCTAAGAGACGACCAAATATTTTACGCAGTTTTATTTATTATTATCATTTCATCAATCATTGGTTCAACAACAGGAATTATATTATGGAATTGGATAAGCAAGTAACATCTATAGAATTATCAAAACGCCTACATGAGTTAGGTGTTAAACAGAAAAGTTTGTTTTATTTTGTGAAAGATCCTTACTTAGATAATGAAATATTTGAAATAACTAGAAGTGGAGAAGGATATTTTTTTATTAGTGAAAAATATTCAGCATTCACCGCCTCCGAGCTATTAGAATTATTGCCAAAATTCATTAATAACTGGATTTTTAGAATAGAGAAATATCCTAGCGAGTTCGAAGTAAAATACTGCGACAAATTAGATGAAAAAAGATTAAATATTGAATTTGATAAATCATTACCAGACGCTTTAGCAAAAATGCTAATCCACCTTCTCGAAAACAACTTGCTGGAGACTAACAAATGAAAGAAATCCTAATAACCCAAGACGAAATAGTAAACATAATAAGAAAAACTTTTGAAGTAAATTTAAGTGTTTTAATAAAAGGCTATACAGAAAATATGTTTTACATTGATGAAATGACAGAATATCAACAAAGTATATGCATACTATTCGACAGACAAAATTATCTAGTAAGAGAACTAAACAATTTTAAGGAAACCAAATAATGAAAATAGATAAATTAGAAAATCAAGATAAAATTATTGTATCACCTAGTTTTGCAGAAATATTCGACATGATTAAAGAACATATGATAGAAACTGGCACTACTAAAGCCCAATACACCGGAAACGGAGAATTTGTATTTTTTAATACTGATAAAAAGGAACAGAAATAATGGAAAATTTATGCAAAAAATGTATTGAAATTACAGACAATGAAATGGAAAAGTTAACTATAGGAATAAGTAAATATATATTAATGAGTGGATATGGATTAAAGTTTTACAAAGATATTTTAAATTCAATAAAAAATAATTTTCATCATGAACATAAAAAGGAAACCGAATAATGTTTGATGAAGATAGATTTAAAGATATAGATACACAAAATAAAATTAACATTGAATTTCTAAAAAGGATAGAACGTTTAGAATCAATATTAAAATTAGATTTAAGTTCAGAAGTATTATCATTTTCCATGGATGATCCTTTACCTATTAAATATATGGAGACTAACTAATGGAAACAAAACCATATTATACAGAAATGGAAAAACTACAGCATAGAATGGATAAATTAGAAAATCTATCAAAAGAAATTGAACACATTTACAAAATTATCCATCAAATAAGCAAAGCAGAACAAAAATACTTTTACGACCCAAACCCTCTCTGCTCCAATGCTTTTAACAATGTTCCCGAAAAGAAAATAGATCTTACTTTTGAAGAGGCATTCAAAGAATATAAAAAAGGTAAGTTAATTAAAAGAAAGACGTGGAATATAGATAATAAACCAATTTCTTATAAATATGATTATGTAAATTATTACATACCAAAATTTTCGCCAAGCGACATAGAGGCTAATGACTGGGAGATCGTGGAATGAACCCATCCAGAGAACGCCGTTCCTACAACACCGCCTTACGAGCGCTTATCAGCGAGAACAATCTGTCTTACAAAACGGTAATGCGTATCCTCGGCGTCTCACGTGCAACCATAAGGGCATGGTTATCTCCTGCGAGATCGGCTAACTACCGGAACATGCGGGAGCCTTACTATAGGCTTCTGAGGATTTCGGTGCTGCGTTCTACTAGTAGAAAAGCAAAAGCGTCTGCCAAAGAAAGGGGTGGGGTAGCCGTAGGGACCGTGGAGCACAAGAAGACTTACGGAGGGCCGTAGGCCGGAACGAGGCTATACCTACCAGTATTACTACTAGTATGTATGGGTACCCAGAAGCCCGTAGGGGCTATATCTTACTACCTTTCACGTCATGGTGACCATGGGTGACGGAGATGACTTTACCATAGACGCCGTATTCTGGCATCTTAGCATGTTCTACGGGAGCGAGGCCGAGGCCTTGTTTACCGTTGGAACAGTCCATGGCGCTTCTCATTTCACTGGAAGAGTAAGGGGCACGGGCATGATGTTTGCCTTGGTAGCTTGTCTTGTGATGCATTTCGGTACCACCAACCATTTTGTTTGTAGGAACTTTCTTCATAAAGTCGTCCATGACGGAAGACCTCCTTTTTTCGTTAATTGCCTTTGTCTACGTACATGACGCGGGGTTCTTGGCAGAAGCTTTGTTTTACTTTCTTTAGAACCTTGAAGTGCTCTATACGGATCTTCTTTAAGGTTTCGGGGTGTTCTTTATCATGTTTCTTTTGTTCTTCAACGGTACAACGTCTATGAGTTTTTGATTCCATACAAACCTCTCAATAAAGATTACATTTTATCCATTTCGTACTGATATGCAAGTCTTTCCATACGAGCAGGATTCTGAGAATGCGCCAAACTGTTTATAAGCTCTTTAGAGGCGAGATCCCATTCTTCACGCTCTGTGTGCCCTATGAACTCTCTAAAGCCCAATAAACCGCTTATACCGAGGTTGTAGCATAGGTTAATCAGTATAGCCTGTCTTTGTATGGATAAACTTTTATAGTTTGGGAAACTTTTACGTAGCTCTGCTTCTGCAATGCCGATACGGTTGGTCAAAATGAAGTCGCACTCTTCCTTGTAAAGGCCAACATCATCCAAATTGAAGCCGTAACCGATGTGGCGTATAGCGCCTATATAGTAAATAAACTGCTTGAAACCTTCATCTTTCATTAAAGATTGCTGTGCAAGATCGGTGCTTTTCATGGGTGCTCCTAATGCCAGGTTATGATTTCACCAAGACAAATGGGGCACTTGACCATTTGTGGTGGCGCTGAAAAAGAAAGCTCTATTACGATACCACTACCACCGCACATAGGGCATTCTTTGATTTCCGAAATACAATTCAATTTCTTTTCTTGCTTCATCGAATCCATTTGCTACTACTGCCTTATAATTGTAAAAATTAAGAGCTGTTAGCCAAGACTGTTGGGTATCGCTTACTCCTGCACCGCCATCTACCCGTTTAAACTCAATATAAAGACCATGGTAAGGTTTTATAGGAATTGCTACGCAGATATCAGGAACTCCTGATTTCGCCCCTACGGACTTATACTTGGCTCCTTCACGTGCGCTCATACGTCCGTTAGGAATGTGGAACGTCATTCTGTACACCTCAGGATGAAACCGGCATAGCCACGCCATGAAAGCGGCTTGATCTTGGTGTTCGGTTGCACATAAATTTTTCAGTTTCATTTGCTCATCTCCTGTACAGTTAATTTCTCTCTCGCGTAGGCTTTAACATTTGGTTAACTAAAAATATAAGTATATGATATATATAATAATATATATATTATGTAGGTTAACTTTAAGGTTAACTTTTGGTTAACCGAGGTTAACCGGTAGTTAACCAAAGTTAACCTCCAGTTAACCACCATGGTTAACCGATTTTCTCCATATAAATCAATAATTTGCATAAGAAGTTAACCAGTAGTGTATTTGTGAGCTTTTCACTTTATGATGAACCCGCGCTCTTTTGCTTGCATGACAAGTTTATTTACATAAGGCCTTGACCAGCCCATTTCTACAGCAATTTCTTTCTGCGACATATTGAGTTGAATTCGTTCAACAACGATCTCTATGTTCGTTTTTTCCATAGACTGAAATTCCCAACCAATCGGTGTCAGAGTCGCTTCAAACGATAAAGCATCCTTTCCAGCAAAATTTCTGTTCTTTTGGTAAGCAATTTTGAACTTCTTTGAGTTCATGACATCGCTTTCTAATGACTCACTGTTCAAATCTTGTAAAGATATTGCCGTGTCAGCAGCATCTAACATCCTAGAAGTTCCTCTATAACCATTCTTTTCTTTGCCTGCATGGTGAACAATAATTACAGTAGTTCCCCTAGAACGTAGTTTTACTATCCAGTCTTGAACTATTTTCCATTCTACGGATTTGTTTTCATCGATGGCTGATAACATAGAAAGATTGTCTAAAATTATTACATTTATATTGTTTTCTTCTATATGTTTGTCATAGAACGCTTGTCCCTCAAGGTCAGAAATCTTTGGAAGAAAATACGGAAGAACCTTATCTGGAGTAAACATCATGAAGTTTTCTGGAAATTGTAGCTCACCTTGTTGTCTAGCGATTTGCATTATTCTGGAATGCATCTGACCATACGGCATCTCAGCATCTACATATAGAACTCTCTTCGCTTTGTTAGACTTATAATTCAGAAATTTTCCGCCACTTGCTATGCAATAAGCAATATTAAGAGTAAACAACGTTTTTCCAACGCCTGTTGCAGCATAGATGAATGTGATTGATGGGTCTATTATACAAGGGTAAAGGATATGTTCTGTTGGCTTTGGAATATCTTTCTTTATCTGTTCATAATTTAATGGTTTTATTGATGGTGATATAAAATTCTTAACTTCTCCAAATACTTCTTCTTCTGAAATTAATGTTTCCTTAAACATAATTAGCTCCTATTTAATCTAAAAGATTCTTGAGAATAAAGTGGTGAAACATAGTGAATATAAGCTGCTCCATTGCGAAGAAGTAACTTGATCAGATCCAACTTATTTTCATATTCTATTATTCCGGTGTCATGGACGAGAATTGCTGTATCTTTGACAGGCCATTTATATTGTTTATGGCATTCATATGGAGGCAAGCATAACAAATCATGAATTAATGACTTGCAATACTTTTTATCTTCTAGATCTTTTTTTGATTCTTCCCAAGAGCTGTCACCAATATAAAGAAATATCACTTTAGAATTGGTCATTTGTCCAGAGAAAGGTAGATTTTTAAGTAATCTTGACATATAATTTTCCCGTTTATAAAAGTCTATTCCAAGTCACCCATAACCTCCATTAGCTTCCCCATCAAACCATTGAACTCATCTTCGCTATTTGGTATAGCGCCATACTGACATAGCAATTTCTTTAAAAAATTGTATAATTGATATCGGTTCATTAAGTAACTCCCTAAGTTAATGATGGCTTGGCCTCTAACGAGGCCCTTTTTTTCAAGAACTCCTCTAATTCTAATATCTTAATCAAATAATCACACGCTGGTTTCTTCCATCCATTCTCCCAATCTGACACGGTTGACTGGGCACAGCCTAAAAGCATAGCAAATGTCCTCTGGCTATACTGAAGATCCTTTCTGATCAACAATATTCTTTTTCCTATTTCCATAACATCTCCAAAATATTTCAAAAATAATTGTATCACCCTATTGACATGATCGCAATAGCGATTATAATGGGCACTGTACTAACTAACTTGCGAGATGGAACTTATGAAAGAAAAACACGTTATTGTTCGTTGTTTAAAAGAACTAAAGCTGAACATACTAGCAGACGATGCACACACACAAACAAACTGGAATGTACTCGAAAAATACGCGAAAATCGCAATCATCAAAGCACTAAAAGCAAAACGTTTCGATATCATAGAATCACTAGAATTCGCAGGACTCATTTACGTCTAGGAGGCAATCATGAAAATAGTCAACCCAATTTTCCGAACAAAAGAAATATATCAAACAATAGATAGCATATTTGAATTTAAAAACTATAGTTTTAGCAGTTTTACGGAGAGTGATAAGCGGTATCTAGCAGGAAAATTATTAAGAATAGACAATTCAAACGATTGGCTAGATACCCTATCCATTAACTCTATAAACGATAAAATAGAACACATTATGAATTGCTCATCTCAAGAAGCAAAAAATGATCTATCAGAATCATTGCAATCAATAATAGTAAAACATTACGAAGAAACTATAGAAAAATTAGTACAAGAAAGATTCGAAGAACGAATTAAAAGGAAATAACAATGAACTACATATCATGGACGATATCACTACTTATGTTATTTATAGCAGTTTACATATACTTATTAATACTATCATCAATTATCTAAGGAGCAACATATGAGTCTCAGAGGAAAAAAACCAACAACAACCGAGAAACGCTTAAAGGCCCTATTCTACGGCGCAGCAGGAAGCGGAAAATCAACAGCGGCAATTAACTTTCCAAAGCCCTACATCATCGACACCGAACGCGGTGTCGAGCAAGACCAGTACGTCACCTTGATAGACAAAGTTGGAGGAGCGGTCTTCCAAACAGGTGACTTTGATGAGTTACTACAAGAAGTACGTGCACTCTTAACCACCAAGCACGACTATAAGACGCTGGTTATAGACCCCCTCACCGTGATCTACAACGACTTAGTAGAGAAGTCAGCCAAGGAGCTCGCTAATAAGAAAGATCCTGAAGGCACTTCCTTTGGTAGGCACTATGCGATTGCTAACAAGAAGATTAACCACCTACTACGGCTACTAACCCGTCTAGACATGAACGTCATCATCACCAGTCATGCAAAAAACGAATACGGCGACAACATGTCAGTCATAGGACAAACCTTCGACTGCTACAAGAAACTAGACTATTTATTCGACCTAGTATTCGAGATCCAGAAACGCGGAAAGACAAGACATGCCATGGTAAAGAAAACCCGTATAGAAGCCTTCCCCGACGGCGACAGCTTCCAATTCTCCTATGCTGAAGTAGCAAACAGATACGGTAAATCAATCCTAGAAAAAGACGCTGTTGCTGAATCCCTCGCCACTACCGACCAAATCACCGAACTCACCCGTTTGGTCGACCTTCTTAAATATCCGGAAGAAAACGTACAAAAATGGCTCGACAAATCTAACAGCGAAACCATCCAAGAAATGACCACCGATCAAATACAAAAATGCATAGATCTCCTAAAATCAAAGATTACCGGAGAAACAGAATGAACGACCTAATCAGAATACTAGACAGCCTCTGCAGAAAAAGC